GCGCTGGGTGACGGCTGCCGTCAGGCCCTGGTCGATATCCTGCCAGTCGGCCGCCGTGACGCCGGTCAGCTTGCCGGCGGCATAGTCGGCGGTCATCTTCTGGTGCAGCGCGTCGATCGAGCCGGCGTCGAGCCCGACCGCCTGCTTGAGATAATAGGGCACCACCATCTGCGACTTGCTTTTCGCCTTGGCGGCGGCGGCGTCGAGCGGCGACATCAGGTTTCGCGCCACCATGCTGTCATAGTGGCTGTCGATCGTCTTCTGCTGATCCACCAGCATGGCCGAGGCCTGCGGATCCTTCGGATCGAGGCCGGCGATCAGCTGGCTCTTGCGATCCTCGAGCGAGGAAATGCGATCGAGGAAATCGGCATGGTCCTGTTCGTTCTGCTTTTTCAGTTGCTCGCTCTGCGCCTGGCGCAGGAAGTCGCTCGCGCCCTGGCGGAAATCGAGCTCGTATTCCGGCGCGATCTCGGGCATCCAGTTCGGGTCGGCCTTTTCGGCCTGCAGCAGCTGATCATAGGCGGCGCTCAGCTTGACCGGATCGTCCTTGTATTTGTCGTAGAGCTGCGATTGCAGGTCGACCATGTCGGTCTTGAGCCCCTGCAAGTAGGTTCGCATGCCCGTGACATTGTAGGTGCGGGCATAGATGGAATTGCCGGGCATCAGCTTGAACGTGCCGGGTTTGCCTGGTGTGATCTGCAGCGGCGTGCGGTCGACCGTTACCGGGATCGCCCGCGGCGGTCCGTCGAGCGTCACCGGCAGGGTCGAGACGCCGTCCGTCGAGGCCGTCGCATCCGGTGTCGTGGCGGTGCTCGCCATATGGTCGGAAATCACCGACTTGGCCCAATCCGGCAGGCTGTCGGCGTGATAGCTCGGCCCCCAGGCGCGGCGCGGGCCGAGATCGATATGCAGCGAGTTCGGATAGACGCCGATGCCGGTAAAGCCGAGCGCCGAGGCCTCGCGGATCAGCTGCTGGCGCTTTTCCACCGGCATTCCGGTGACGTCGAGATCAAGCGCGTTGCCATCGAGATGCTGCGAATGCTTGGCGCCGCCGGCCTCTTCGTTCTGCTTTTCGCCGCGAAATCCGGAGGCGATCGGGATCGTCGCGCCCCATTCGTTCTGCAGCTGCTTGAACTTGTCGAGCACCGCCGGCTTGACGTTGGAAATATCCGGCTGCACCAGCCGGCCGAGGCCCTTGGCGTCGGCGAGCACGATCGGCAGATCCTTGCTCGTGTCGCGTGCCGCCGCCGGCGCCGCGGCATTCGGCGTGAAATTCGCCGTATCGAGCCGTCCCGTCCACAATCTGGCGAATTCCGCCGCCGTCATGTTTTCGTTGCCGGCATTTTTGAGCACCGCGTCACGGCCGACGACATCGACGGCCTTGGCGTCCGGCCGGGCCAGCAGGCTGAGCGCGCCGCCGCGGCCCTGCTGATGCATCAGATAGGCCTCGCCGGCGCTCGGATCGCGGCCGACCGTGTTGCGGAAGGCGGCGCGGTTGTCGCGCAAAAATCGCGCCGCCGCGTCGGTGGCCTGCGCCACGTCATACGGATTTGCCAGCTGGTACTGTTTCGCCGTTGCCGGCGAGAACTGGAACAGGCCGGCCATGGTGCCGTTGCGGGCGTTCGGGTTGTAGCTGCTCTCGAGGAAGGCGATGTCGGTCAGCTGGTCGGCCGGCACGCCGTATTTCTTCGCCGAGGTGGCGATCGCCGAGGCGATATCGCTTGGCGGCAGCGTGACCTTTATGCCCGGCACGGCGGCTTTCGGATCCGGTGTCAGGTCGCCGCCGGTAATCGTCGGCCGTCCGGGAAGGCCCGCATAGGCCGCCTGCGGCCCGGCAAGTGCGGCCTGGTACTGCTGATCCTGCTGGGATTTTTCCGCGAACGTGTCGGCGATGCGGGCAAAGCCGGCGGCCGCCCGGCGATAGAGGTCGCCATCCGCGTATTCGATCGGGATCAGCCCTTGCTGGCGCACCGGCTGGAGATTGAGCGGCTGATAGGAGACGACGTTCGGATTGAGGTTCATGGGCGTCTCACGCGGTCAGCTTGGCGATGCCGGTTAGCCCGGTAGTAAAACCTTCGAACAGACCGGCCATGCGGGCATAGCCGGCCTGGCGCAGCAGCTCCTGGCGCTTTTCCTCCAGCCGGTCGATAGTGCTGCCGGTTGTCCAAGTGTTGGAATTGAGCGTGTAATCGCCCTCCTGGAAGGCGGCGGCGCGGGCCACGGCCGGCGTGCCGAAGGTCAGGTCGGCGCCGCTCGCGGCATAAGACGTGTTGATGTCGCTGATCGCCTGGGCGGTGGCCTTCTTCGCCTGGTTTTTGCGGTCGAGGCCCTGGATCAGCTCCAGCGATTTCTGGCTTTGCGTGTCGATCGCCTGCGCCTCGAGCGCGTCGGCCTGCTGCTGGCCGGCGGCGATCGACGACACGGCCGAAAGCAGCGTGGCGGTGCCGCCGAGGACCTGCGACACGCTAAAGGCCGGCGCGGCCGCGGCGGCCGTCGCCGTTGCCGCCGTGGCCGCCGCCGGTGCCGCCGCACTTCCCGCACCAAACAATCCGAACAGCGCCTGCATCAGTATTTCACCCCCGGCACATAGCTCTTGAGGCGCAGATGCCCCGGCTTCAATTGCGTGATCACGATTGTCGGCCCGTTCGCCATGCCTTGAATGCCGCACACTTCCTTCGTGCCGTCGAACTGCGGCGGCGCGGCGTCGAGATCGTTGCTGGGATCGAGCAGCGGCACGTTGCGCGGCGGCCGGCCATTGGCGCCGATGGCGATGCTTTCCGTGTTCTTGAGGTTGAGCGTCACGGTGTGGACGCGGCCGGGGCGGAAGAGGATTTCGTCCTGCACCACTTTCCAGTAGGGCATGCTTTCGAACACCGGCGCCTGCCATAGGCCGACCTGGGCGGTGGCGAGCGGAAACTCGGTTTCGATCGCGCCGTCGCGCACCACAAACGGCCCGGCGATGTAGCCGTTGATCTCGGCCCACACCGTCTTGCCCTCGAAAATATCGAGGCCGGAGAGGCCGCCGGCAAGGTCGGTGTTCATGGTCAGCGCGCAATGAAAGAGATTGTCGGTCGGCTCTTCCATCACCTCGAAGGTGACGGTATCGCCGCGCTGCACCGTGATCCACAGCTGGTCGCGTCCGTCCGGCTGCATGTCGCAGACCAGGCCGCCGCCGGCCGGGATCCATTCCCAGAAGGCGGCAATGTCCTGGTCGGCGATGATCGAGGCGCCGATCAGGCGGCCGTCGTCGCGCAGGCACCAGAGGCGCGGCCCAAAGCTTTCCGAGCGCTTGCGCTGCGGCCACATGCGCTTGACGCGGCCGATCAGCTGGGTCGCAAGAATATCTTCCTGCTTCGGGGTGAAATTCTCGCCGACCGCGTCGTACTGGATGGAATTGAGCGTCGAGCCGTCCGGCGAGATGAACCAGGTGCGGCCGTCGAAAGTGGCCGGCGTGACGCCATCCTTGGTGCCGCGAATGCCGGGCACGGTGACGAAATTCAGCGGCTCGGACTGTTTCACAGGCCGGTTGTTGACAAAATAGCCGCTCTTGTTGGTGAAGATCAGCGCATAGGTGTCCTCGATGACGGCGAGGATCTGTTCCGAGGTCTGGGTGCGCAGTTTCGTGACGATGGCGAACTGATCGCCGACCTTTTCCTGGTCGGTCTTGAAATATTCGCCGGTATCGGAGAGCACCAGCGCCGCCTTTTCCGCGCGCGGCTCAAAGTACCAGGCGCGATCCTGGATCAGCACCATGCCGCCATAGCCGCCGCGCGCGTCGGAGATCAGCTCCTCATAGGTGGTTTTGCCGGTCTGGATATGGGCCGGCAGCGCCGAAGCCAGCGCGCTATCGACCACGGTACTGTCGAAACCATAGTCTTCGCCGGTCAGATCGCCGCCGAAGGTGACGCGCAGCAGCCGGTAATTGTCGTTGTCGGCGGTACTGTCATAAACGACGGTGACGCCGCTATCCATGCCGGGCAGGCCGCGTATGGCCGTCTGCATGCGGGCAGCGAACGGCGCCCAAAAGCCGCTGGCATTGCTCGGCGCGATCGTATTGCCGCTGCCGTCGACCAGGCGGATGGAATTGGTTTTCTGATCGTCGACGGTGATCTGGATCGACAGGCTCGGCGCATCGTCGGTGTAGCGGATGTTGATTTCCCAGATGTCGTCGATCTTCGGATAGTCGTCGCGGCCGAGATCGACGCGCGGCTTGCTTTCCCAGGGCCAGTCGTCGAGCGTCCACGACGTTTCGTCGGCGTCGTCGCGCAGCAGCCGGATGCCGGTGGCGTCCTCGTCGTGGAAAATGCCGACCGTGTCGGCCTCGCCGTAGAATTTGTACTCGTCGAGCCGGTCTTCCATAATCCGGGAACTGGCAATCGTCGCCACCTTGGCCCGGGTGCTGTCGCGATAGATGTCGACATGCCCGGCGGTGAGCACCAGGATGTAGGAGAGGCGCACGGTCACCGGCAGCTTGATCAGCCGGTGATGGGCGGAGCGCAGCGTGTCGACGAAGGCCGAGCCCGGCGCCAGACGGCAGCCGCTTTGCGGCACCGGCTCGAGGTTCTTCATCCTCAGCGCGCCGGAATAGAACTGCTTCAGGCCGACCTTTTCGCGCAGATCGTCGCTGAGCTCGCCAGCATTGAGGGAGGATTTGAGCGGCCCCTGGTTTCTGGACATCAGAACCGCCCATACCAGTTGAAGTCATAGGGCGTGCCGGCATGGCGCGCGGCGGTCAGCGGATCATCTTCCATCAGCGGCGAGCCGAGCGGTTCACCGGACATGTCGCGCGCCTTGACGCGGGCGAACTTGCCACCAGAACGCTTTTCCGAGGGCGCGCCGACCGCTTCCTGGGTGTAATCGGCCTTCAAATTCTGGTCCTGCCAGACTGGCACGGCGAGATTGGCGCAGAGCAGCGTCACGAAGGCGTCGAGGAAATCGAGCGGCCATTCGGACGGATCCGGCACGCGGTTGAACTGGCCGTAGAGCGTGGCGGCGTCGCAAAACACCGCATTGCCCTCGATGGCATAGTTGCGGATGCGGCAACCTGGGCGTTCGGTGAAACCGAGCGGCGGACCGATACGATCGCCCGGCAGCATATAGCCATAGCGCCAGCCGACATCCGGCATGGTGACGAGGCGGGAAAGTTTCACCGTGCGGCGGTTCCAGCTCCAGTCGTGCAGCGAAAAAGCGTCGGCGACGGTCAGATCCCAGACATTCGGCACCGCCTTGGCGAGATCGCTGCCATCGTCGACGGAAAAGATCGCGCCGGGGCCGAGCCGGGTCAGCGCCTGGTTGACCAAAGCGGGCATGTCGATCACTGGCATGGAGACCCCCGGAAACGAAAAAGGCTCGCCGATTGTGGCGAGCCTCAAGGCTGGTTAATTGCTGGCGCTTAGGAAGCGGGCGTGTCGATCGCGACGGTGATGTCGCTGCCGACAGCCATGCCGCCGGTGACGCGCAGGATCACAAAGTTCGGGGTGCCGTCGCAGTCGGCGACGCAATAGATGATCGTGTTGAGCGACAGGTCGTTGCGGCAGTTGTTGAAATAGCCGGCCGTGGTGATTTCCGAGAGCAGGTGATCGGTCGCGTAGTTCTTGAAGTGCACGTAGCGCGTGTTGGAAAGCCGGATGGACTTGCCGGCGCTGGTCATGACCTTCGGATCGGCATTCGTTGCAGGTGTAGACATGGAAGGATCCTTCAAAGGGTTTCAGAAAGGAGCGCCGGTCGACCGGCGCACCAGCATCAGGATGCAATCACGGGGTGGCGGCCGTGGCGCGGTTGATCGCCTGCATGCGGATCTTCTTCACGCCTTCCGGCATGATGCCGAGGGCGTTGCCCGAGAGCTGCACCTTGCAGAGCGTCGGCGTGCCCTTGAGCTGCGGCTGCGGCGTCATGGTCATGTCTTCCTGGTTCCACTCGATTTCGGCGCCGACCGCGTCCGTCGCCCAGGCGAAGGTGTCGATATAGCCGTTCGGATCGAAGGGCAGACCGCCCGAGCCGGTGCCGTAGGCGCCGGTGCCGGTGTAGAAATAGTCGTTCGGCAGCGCGACGAAATTGACGCCCTGGAAGGTCTTGGTCTTGATCTTGCTTGAGCTTGCCAGAGGCAGGTTCGTCGGCCCCTGGTACTGGCTGTTGGCGAACCACTTTGTCAGGTTGAGCTGCGACATCCAGCTATAGGGGATGACGCACCACACTTCCTTGTCGGTGCCGGTGCCGGCAATGCTGTCGCCGATATAGACCGCGTCCTCGATGGTGATCGGGGCGGAGCCGGTGCCGATCGTTTCGATCGCGCTCGGGGCATCGGTCAGAAACCCTGAAGCGCCGACCGAGGCGAAATTCACCAGCGCATCGATCTTAAGGAAGTCGCGCTTCTTGCGCACCGCGATCGCCATGCGGTCGGCATAGGCCTGCTGCTGCTGCGGACCGCACTTTCGCTCATCCTGGATGCGCATATAGGCCGCCGCTTCGAAGTCGCGGACGGATACCTGCGCATAGTCGAGATTGACGGTCGACGCATCGATCTCCTGCAGCGAGCCGGTCAGCTCGTACATCTGGATCGCGCCGCCATAGACCGGGAACTTGATCACGCCGGCGCCGCCGTCGCCGCGTTCGAACATGCCGTCGAGATAGCCGCCCATCGATGTGTAGCGTGCGCGGATCTTGTCGCGAATGATTTCGCGGAACCAATTGGAAATGACACCCAAGGTCATGGGATAACCCTCAAATAGTGATTGGACGATGATCACCGTGAGGGCCGATTAGCCGGTGTTTTCGCAGGGTCCGGTGAAGGATAGCCCGCTACTCGACCAGGTCGCTCCCGTCCGGTATGCGAGATTGAGGCTCGCACGGACGGGAGCGCCTTAATTGGGACGTCGTCCCGTGGTGCTGATCAGCCTGGGATCAGCCGCTGGTATTCGGCAATCAGCGCCTCATAAGCCGCCTTGTTGAACTGCGGATGTCCTGCCTGCATTTCCGGGGCCTGCATGCGCTTGGACAGTTCCTCGCGGGCATTGGCGACGCCTGCGGCCGCCTGCTGCAGCAACGGGCCGGCGCCGGCCTGGCTGGTCATCGCGCGGACGTGTTCGATGAACTGATGCCCGGCCGCCGTGTCGCCGATCTGCGACTTGACGAAGTCGACCGCTTCCTTGCTCAAACCCGGCTGGCCCTGCTGCGCCACCAGCGTGTCCATGAAGGCGAAATTGTCGTTCATGCGCTTTTCGCGCGCCACCTGCTGGTCGGCCGGCGGCAGGTTTTTCGCGCTGTCCGGCGTCAGCTTCGCACGCTCTGCGGCAAAATCGATCGGCGCCTCGAGCACGCCCATTTCGGTGGCGAGCGTGAACAGATCGGCGGTCAGGCCCTGGAAATCGGCCAGCGGCATGCCGCGTTCCTTGGCCTTGGCCGTCAGCCGGTCGAACAGCGGATCATTGGCGAGCTGGTCGATATGCGGCTTGATCGCCGCGTCGACAGTGCCGAACTGCTTATAGGCTTCCGGCTTTTCCGGTACCGAGGCGTCACGGTTGCGATAGCCGGCCATCGCCGTGGCGAGCTTGTCGATCGTCTCCTGGTCGGTCTTGCCATAGAGATGATCGGGCAGGCCCTGGGGGCGGTATGGCGTTCCGGCCGGCGCGGTGCCCGCTGCAGGAGGCTGTCCGGCGGGCGGATTGCCCGCCGCGGGCGCACCAGGAGCGGCCGCCGGCGGCGGGCTGCCGGGAGGCTGGGTGCCACCAACACCGCCCACCGGCTGACCGGCTGGCGCGGACGCGGGAGGAGCGCCGGCCGCCGGAGGTGTGCCGCCACCGGCCGGGGCTGTGCCCGCGCCGGAGGACGGATCGTCATGCAGGGCGCTGTCGGCCCAGCTGGTAAAAACTTTCATTTTCTTGCTCCTGGTTTTATCCTAGGGTCTGCTCCCGGCGTGACCCCAGGGCTTCTGGCGGCAATGGAATTACGGCCGCGGGCGAGCGCCGCCAGGATCAGCTCGCCGACAAGGGCCATGCCTTCGCGCCTGGCGGCCCAGAGCGCGGTTTCCTCGATCGACTTGCCCTGGACGCGATAGGGCGCCCGGATGGTGATATCCATCAGCCAGTCGAACACCTCGCGGCCATCGGCGCGATCGCAGAGCAGAAACAGGAATTCGGCCAGATCCTCTTTCGGCGTCATGAAGCCGTTGACCTGGTCCTCCGGGAACAGGCCTTTCAGCGCGTCGGCGAGCAAATCCTCGCGCGACTGCGCCTGCAGGAGATCGAGCGGAAGCGCGTCGCGGCGCGAGCCGGTGAAAGCGTGGGTCATTTAAGCCGCCTGTTGCTGGGGTTGTCCGGCCTGTTGTGCAGCAGCGTTGACGATGGCTTTCGGCGCGGCCTTGGCCGCCTCCTGGGCCATGATCATTTGCAGCTGCTGCGCCTGGCGCTGCTGGATGGCCTGCGCCGCCTGCTTCGCCTCGTCGGCGGTCGGCACCACGTCGGCGTCGACCTGCAGGCCCTTGGCGAATTTCTGCATCACCACGTCCCGCTTGACGTAGAGCTCTTCGTTGCCCTGGCCGCCGATCAGCTCGACGATCTGGAAATAATTCGCCAGCGCCGCCAGGCGGTCGGCATTGAGCGCCGCCTGCATCGGCGACTGCACGGCAATGGCGATCAGCAGGTTGTCGATGCGGGTGATGTTGGGCAGGAAGCGCGCCTCATAGAGGATTTCCGCCGCGCGCGGCACAATGACCGGCATGATCTCGGCCACGAGACGGCCGAAGGCGCCGATATGGATCTGCGCCGCCTGCTGCAGCCGGCCGGTGATTTCCGAGGCCGATCGCGGCGTGCCCTGGTAATCCGGCAGCCGCGTGTCGTACATGGCGTTGCGGACTTGGTCCTGCAGATTGCCGATGATCAGCTGCGCCACGTTGATGTCGCCGCCGGCCGGGTCGATGCGCGTCGCATCCGGCCCCAAAATGCCGCCGGTGGACTGCATTGGCCAGAATTCGCCTGGCCCGAAGCGCACCGTGTTCGGGTTGAACGTGCCGCCGGCGCGATAAGCCCAGATGCCGAGCATCTTGATCGCCGCGGCCTTCAGCGCCAGTTCCTGCGCCTTGTTGAGCGTCTTGATCGACGGCATGGCAGTGAGCACCACGCCGCGGCCATAGGGCTCGCCCGGCACGCGGTAATAGCGCGGCACGGCGATCGGCTGGGTGCGTGTCCACTCATGCACCAGCTCGGTCGCCATATTGTCGATATAGGCGATGAAATGCCAGCCGCCGAGCGGCGTCAGGTCTTTCCACCACACCTGTACCAGGGTGATTTCCTCATCCGGCCGGTTCTTCGCCGCGTCGATCAGCTCCTGCGTCCAGTTGGCCTTCGGCCACATCAGATAGACCTGCTCGCGCGTCGGCCGGCATTTCCACGAAAGGCCCTCGAGGCTGCCCATGAATTCCGTCCAGATGGCGCATTCGTCGAATGGAATGGTGGCGAAGCGCAGCGGCTGGTACGGGTCGTTGGTCGCCACCGGCAGGATCACGGCCGTTCCGATCGCCAGGTCGATGCAGGCTTCGTGGATGCAGGTATCCCACTCGCCGGTCATGAAAAACGGCCGCATGATGTCGGCGGTATTTTCCAGCCCGCGGTTGAGCTGGTCGATCGCGCCCTGGCCTTGGCTGACCAGCAGCGCCTGCTTGGCGATCGGCCCGGCCTCGATAGTGAAACTCTTCTGGCCCGGCGGGAAAAGATCGCGCTGCAGGCCGCCGGCAAAATGCATGACGCTCATCGGCGCCGTCATGTCGAACAGTTTCGACGGCGTTGCCATCTTCACCGCGTCCGGCCGCCGCATCGGCACGGCGAAATCATAGGCGTCCTGATAGAGCGCCGACCAGCCGGAGCGGCCGCCCCAGGCCTTGTCGGAGCGTTTCTTGACCGCGGTAAATGTCTCTGACGCGAGCGGATCGGCCTTCATGAAGCGTCGCCCAGAACCTTGGATGTCGAGGCGCCCGGAGCATCGCCGCCGGGGCCGTCCTCGAACAGCCGGCGGCCGCGCGGCGCCCGGCGCGAGGCAATGATCGCATCGTTCTGCCGGTTGAGATCGGCCACCTGGCGATCGTTGCTGACCGCCTGCAGCTGCGCCTGCTGCTCGGCCTCTTTCTGCGCGCTATTGCCGCCGAACAGGCTCAGGATTTCCGTCATTTCGTTGCCGCCCCAAACCATGGATCCACCGATAGCGATGATCCGGATCCGGCGAAAAGCCGACGATCCGCGCCATCCGGACGCCGGCGCGGTTTTCGGGCACGACGTAGCAGATGATAGGCCCATCTTGGGCGAGGCGGCCCAGGATTAACTGCGCAGAACGGCATAGCTCTCGCATGTGTGCACGCGCACGCGAGGTGAGGGACAGGCAGAATTCCCGGCGCTCGCCATCGACCGGCACGATGAAGGCCAGCGCCAATAGACCGCCCGGGTCTAGACCCTCCTCGATCGCGTAGCTTTCGCCGGTCTGGTGCGCGAGGATCATGCGCTTGCGCGCCGTGCGCCGGGAACCGGCGCGCTCGAGGCAATCCTCGATCGTGGCGGGGCGGATGGTGATCAAATGTTGAAATCCATCCGGTCGCGCTGGGCGGGTTGCTGCTGCTGGCGGCGGCCGAGCTGGTTGAGGTTCACCACATTGCCCGGCAGAACCTGTTTCGAGATCGCTTCGGACAGTCCGGCAAGGCCGAGGAAGCCGAGGCAGCGATATTGCTCGGCGTCGTGCGGATGCGAATATTCGTTCTTCACCGCCTGCAGCTTGTCGGTTTCGTAAGCCGAATTCTGCTTGCTCAACTTGTAGTGCGCTTCGAAACCGCCCTTGATCTTGCGGCAGCTCGGATCAACGATATAGCCCGGCGTCTGGCCGTCGATGTTCAGGTTGAGATAGTGTTTCACCGCCTCGTGCCGGATGCCAGGTTCGTTCGACGGCGCCGGCTGGATGTTGAACCGCACCGCCTTCATGAATTCGTTCATCCAGTGAAATTCATCGGTCTGCTTGTCGAGGCCGTAGAAAGCGCTCGGATCGCCCCAGGCGCCCCGGATGGCAAAGCCCGGAAACTCGCTCATCAGCAGCGTGATCAGCATCTGGCCGAAGCGCGTCGGGCCGGTGCCGGGTTCGCTGACCAGCTCGCGCAGCAGCCGGTTCTGTCCGTAGGGGCTGATCTGGCCGATCGTCGCGGCCGGGCTGCCGCCGGCGTCGACGCCGATCGTCAGCCCCCATTCGCGCACCGCCATCAGCGGCTGGTCGGCGACGTGGCGCTCCGGGTTGAACTCGCTCTCGTAGACCGGCTTGCCGTCCTTGGCATAGGCGGGCAGGGAATGGACCATGCGCCGCACCAGGCTCTTGTCCTTCGTCGTCGCCGCCTCGAGCTCGTAGGAGGAGCGCGGCTTGCCGGTGCGGTTCTCCGCGTCCGGCGACAGGCCGCCGGGCTGCCAGAAACCGTTCCAGCCGGGCGTGACATTGCGCACGATCTGGCCCGGCTTGGCGCTTTCGCCGAAGGGCGTGACATAGGCGTGGTTCTCGACGTCGGGCGGGTTGAAGTCGCCCCAGACGATGCGCGGCAGGACGATCTCGCCGGGCGCGACGGATAGGTTCATAGCCTGCATCATGGCGCGGCCGTCGCGGCTCATGCGCTCGAGCTCGCTGTCGGCGATCATCGACACCGGCGGAAAGCGGCCGCAGCGCTGCAGCATCAGCGGCAGCGTGTTCGGGTGCTGGATGTCGACTTCGTTCGCCCAGCCGAAGGTGATTTCATAGCCCTTGTAGAAACCTTCGATTTCGTCCTGGCCGGGGGCGCCGGTTTCCATCGTGTATTCGATCTTGATCTCGTCGCCGCCGCGGCGCGCGCGCCAAGCGAGCACATGCTTGACCGGCCTGTCCTGGCCGCCCTCGTGGCTCTGCGTCCACTGGTGGCTTTCCGGAAACATGTTGTACCAGGAGGCCAGCGCTGTGCGGGCGAAGTCGCGATAGGTGTCGCGGACGCAGAGCGTCTTGACGCGCACCCAGCCATCCTTGCACACCGGCGCATAGCGCGCCGCCAGCGTCGGCCCCTTGATCACGCTCGCGACTGTCTTGCCGGAGCCGCCGGGCCCCATGATCATGTCGATCGGGCCATGGCTTTCGATGAAGGCCGCGCCGATCGGCCCCGGCGGCCGGTAATGCTGGAAATCGATGCCCATGACCCATAACCCTTTCGACCCGTGGCCCGCGCGCCCGCGCCCAGCCGATGGCCCAATAATATTTTTCCGCGGGCTGGCTTAAGCGGGCATAGGCCGAAAGGCCGGTGTGTGTGATGCCGCACACCCCCACGGGGGTGGCGCGCGCGGTTTTTGAAAGCGCCGCCTGGCCGGCAATGCCCCAGGCGAGGGCCGGGGGTAGGGTCCGGCGGCCGGCGGCGCGCGCCGCAGCGGAAAGGAATGGTCATGTCGAGGGCTGCGGTTAAGTTTTGCTTATCTTCGATGTAATGAAATCAATGGCTTGCGAGACTGAAAATCGGCGCGAAAAAGTCTTACGGCGCAAGTCATTGAAATCATTCACTCCGGCTTTTCGACATCGGTCAGCGAGATCATGCCGCCGTCGCTCTTGGTCTCCGTCCGCATGTCGCCGATCACCATGACGCCGAGCGCCTTGATGTTGTGGTTGATCTCCTGGGCGGCCTTGCCTTCGAAGTACGGCAGCAGCTCGGCGTTGGCTTTGAGGATCAGGCCCAGGGCCTCGGCAGGCGTCATGCTGGCCTCGACCAGCTTGCCCTCTTTCGGCCCCTTGCCGGCGGTGTAGGGCTGAGACAGTTCCTCGGCGAGCTTGATCGGATCCGCATTGGCAATGCGCAGCAGGTTCTCGCCCGGATGCCGATAGCCCATGCGCAACATGGTGTCGCGCCAGCTGTTCTTGTTCTGGCTGCCCTTAGGCCTCCCGCGCCCGCGAGCGCCTTCGATGGTTTTCGCCACATGATCGACAGGCCCAGAGAACAGGCAATCTTCATCGAGGGCGAGCTCCGCCTGCTCGGCCTCCGGCTGCTGGAGCTCACCGAGGAAACCCGCCATCGCCGCTTCGGCCTCGGCCTGGACGATGCCGACCTTCGCCGCTCTGGCCGCATCGACCGAAATTTTTTCCGCCCCGTGCGCACCCTCAAAAGTCCCATTTTCGGCGCTGTCATCGGTCGCCATGGCATTTTTCCCTATTAAAATAATCGGTTAGGCCGGTCAGATCGCGGTTAGGTTCAAATCTAACCGTGTTTCTTCAACAAATTCAAATATATATCCTGACGGTTAGATGGTTAGGTGTAAAAGTCTCGCGCTATGCGCATGCGCGCGTGTGAGATAATCCATAGATCGAGACCCAACCATCTAACCACCCGCTCATGTCGTTGATTTTATTTATGTTTCACGGTTAGGTCGGATCTAACCGCTCCCTAACCCGCCTAACCAGGCGCTTGCCGGCGGCGCAATCGGCCCCGACGCTGCCAATCTCCCACGGATCGCGCTGCGTTCGTTGCTCGCCTGCCGCAAGACGGCTGCGCCGATCGCCGGCACGATGGTGTCCATCGGGTCGGCGGTGAGGCGTTACAAGCCGTCGCAGCGAACAGCAGGCGAGCTCCGCTTTAAAAAAGCCCAGGGGCAGGGGAAAAGTTAAATGCGCCGCACAAAATGGGCTGGGGATTTATCGATTTGCGACGCTCAGATGGCCTCCAAAACGGCGCACAGATTTTGCAGGTCTTCGACTGACATGTCGATCAGTTCTCTCCTGACATCGCCGGAAAAGCTCTCGCTGAGAGCCCCATCTACTCCGAGGAGAGAGAGCCGTTGGTCTGCCCCGGTGACAGTGCGGGCATGCAGGATCGCACGCAGCATCCCCTGGAAGTCGCCTAGCTTCAGGCCGTTCATATCTACCAGCAGCTTCAGGACCGCAGGATAATGCTTCAGGACTGGCCACAACACATCGAAGCGCTCTGTCGATTGTGGCGATGTGCGCCTTGCTGCGCGCCGCCTCAGCTCAAGCAGCACATTGGAAGCGACAAACGCCACGACTGCAATGATCAGCCAGAAAATGACCACTCGCCCCTCCCATGAGACTCAAGACGTGTATCCTGCGCAGCTTTCACGCAAAAGAAAAGCCGCCCGAAGGCGGCCAGGATCCTCGCTGACGGGCGCGGGCTCATTGCCCGCTGCTGCGCTTCTCATACGCCTCGATGTCCACCAGCAGGCAATAGGTAGCCGCCTTGCTGATCTTGATCGTATGGCCCCAGAAACGCCTGGGCGCGATCTCCTCCGGCGCCTGCTTCAGCGCTGCCATCCAGTTGCCGCCGCGATAGTCCGTGTCGCCGAACATCCGGTCGAGCATGGGATGGCTCCTGGGCACCGCCAGCGCGTAACCCTTGGTCTTGCCGGCATTGGCCTCCACCAGCCCCAGGCCGGCCGCCTCGAGCCGCCGGCGGGCCTCGCCGAGCGTGATGCCGCTACCACCGGGCTTGAGCCCGTCCTCGTATTCCTGCAGCACCTGGCCGATCGTCGGCCGTTCGCCGCTCTTCCAGTTGTCGATCGTGGCGGTCAGGATCCGCTCGATCACGTCCTGCCACTTCTCCACCTGGTCGATCATCTCGCTCCTGGTATCGGTGCGGATCGCCTCGATCACCAGCTCGTCGTCGATCTTGCCGTCGCCGAGATTGTCGTGGAAACCGGCCGCCACCAGGCCGAATTCGCCGATCAGCAGCTCGGCCGCGGCCAGCAGCGTGCCATAGGTGGCGATCATGCGCGCGTCGAAGCCGGCCTTATGCAGCCGCCGGCGCCAGCGCGGCAGCAGCGTGTCGTTGAAATCCTGCCAGCCATCCATCACCTGGCGCAGCATCATCCGGCCCCATTCGGCGCCGATCACCGGCTCTTTTTCGGTGCCGCCGGCGAGCGGCCGCAGGTTCAATATCGCCATGCGGCTGCGGTCCTGCACGGTCAGCACAGGCGGAATGATGGCCGAGAACGCGAAGCTGCAGCGCAGCGCGAATTCCACGCCGTCATGGTTCTGGCCGCCGCGATAGAGTTCTGCGCCGGAATAGCTCTGGCGTGCGATCTCGATGATCGCCTGTTCCTTGTCGCCGCGCGCCTTGGCCTCGAGCTCGTCGATCATCACCGGCCGGCTGTCGTGCTTGATTTTCTGGTAAATGCCGGCGGCCGTGGTGTTGGCCGAGGAAAACAGCGTGCGCCCAAAAATCGCCTTGGCGAGATCGTGCAGCGTCGATTTGCCGGAGCCGCGGCCGCCGGTGACAAAGATGATCGGCCGCTCGTCGAGCGCGCCGCCCATCATCGCGGTCGCCAGCCAGCCGAGAAACAGGATCGGGTCGAGCCATTTGCGTTCCCAATTCCAGCTCATCAGCGCTTCCCACAGCGCATGCGCCGGGCTGTCGCGTGTCTCGACGCTGGTCGACCAAGGCTCCAGCACGCCGCTGTCCTGGGCGTAGAAATGCCCCATATATTCGTCGGGCTTACCCCATTGCAGGCCGTGTTCGATTGTGTCGCCGTGCTTCCGGCTTTCGACGCGCCAAAGCCTGTTGCCGCTATGCCAGACAAAGCTTTCATCGTCGGTTTTCCAGCCGCCGCGGCCGCGCACGCGCTCGGCCGGATCGAATATGCCGCGTCGGCCGGCCTCGGCGATCAGGCAGCCGGAGCATTTGTCGCGCTCGAGGCGCTTGACGATCGGCGGCAGCGGATTGCCGTCCTGGTCGCGGCCGGGCGACGGGCCAAAGCCGGGCCAGGCCCAGAACGGATAGTTCGGGTAGGGCGCGAAAAGCTTCATGATCGTCGGAAAATCCCAGCGGTCGACGGGCATCAGAATGCCGGTGGCGGCGACGATGTAGATCAGCTCGCCTTTCATGCCGAGCACGCGGATCGGGCAGCGCGGCGGCATTTTATTGTGCGGAAAGCCGTCCCACTGGCCGGGGCGTATCGTGCCGAGGCCTTCGAATGTGCGGGCCTGGTTATAGTCCGGATCGTCGATCGGCTTGCTGTCCTCGAGCGCGCGCTGCGCATCGAGCCAATGCGCGCGGATCGCCGCCGTGCCTGTCTGTGTCTTGGGTTTTTTCGGCATATCGCTCGATGGTCTGCTGGGTCAAAAAAGGCGGCGCGAACGCCGCCTGCATCGTCGTGGCCGGGCAAGGGCAGGGGTCAGAAGGGCATATCTCCGTACGGCGAAATATCTTTCGTCAGCTCGACACACGCAGCATTGAGGTGCGCTGTTTGCAGCTTTGTCCCACCGCTGCGCCTGGTCGTTGTAAATACGACATCGACACAGCCACCTTCACAGTCGCATCCAACTCGGTGCAAGCCAGTAACTGTCATGGCGAAGCTTCCAGATTTCAGCCTTACCACGTCGCCGACCTGGAAAGGTCGCTGGGCTGCCTCTTCGACGCGTTTTCCTTGAGCGGCTGCTCGCGCGATGCGGATGATTTCATCCTGATGCGCCGCCGCCTTCGCCTTTTCCAGTTCGTCGGCCGCGCTAGGCCTAACATCGGGTCGCATACGCTCGGCCTTTTCGCGCTCCCGCCTCAGCCATTCCTGCTCTTCTCTCGTGATCATCAGTAGGTCCTCTCCATCGGCCCTTCGCTGGGCTCCAGCATCGTGTCCTCGAGCGGGATCTTGCGTGGCGCTGGCTTGTTCTTCTCGGCTTCCTGCTCTTCGTAAAGCCGCTTCATCGTGAGCTTGAAATCCTCAATGTGCCGCAGCGTGCTGACGAAAAGCACGATCACCAGGCGCTCAATCGGGTCGAGTTGACCGCTTTCGCGATGACCTTTGAGATAGAGCTCCTGGGCGATGACATCCGCTGTGGCGCGCTCGCCGATTTGTCTGAGCAGCGCCGTCGCAACCTTGGCGGCATCCGGCCGCAGGATGGCGCTCATCATCGCATGCGCGTCCTGGCATTCGGCGATCGCGTGCAGGGCCGAAAGCGTGGCCTCGGCGGCATAATAGGTTTCGCGGTCGAGATCCTGGTAGAATTCCTCGAAGGACATGCCCTCGGCCGCGCTGCCATCGCCTATGTCTTGGGCGGGGGCTGGATCCACGCTCCCGTCCCGAACGCCACCATGTCCCGCATCGCCTCCTGCGGATCCGTCCGCACTTGCGGGTGCTCCGCTTTGAGCTCCAGTGTCGGCGGCTCCAGTGCTGCCGGCGTCTCCAGCGGGCTGTGGCTGGGCCGGCTGTGCCCCAGCAGTGCCTGCATTGTCATCCTGTCCAGCCGTTTCTGCATCTCCGCCGCCAATCGGCGCTGATGGAGAAGGAGTGTTCCCTCCGAGATTTCCGGCGGTGGCAGTTCCGGCATCATCTGGCGGATTTCCAGCCTCAGTTCCGACATCATGTCCCGCGTCGCCGGCTGCGGCGTCGAGAGATCCAGCAGCGTCGGAAACGGCACCTGTTCCGTCGCCGGCGTCGGTTCCATTACCAGCAGGGGCAGGCTCTCCCCCGTCATGTCCCGGTGCTTCTGGATCTCCGCTGCCAGAGCCTGCAGCGGTGTCGTCGCCTGCTGTTCCGCCATCCGTTCCAGCGTCTGCTTGCGGCGCTGACTGGCTTGATGGATCTGCTCCAGCATCCGTTCCTTCATCGCCTGCAGATCCTGGCGCAGGATCTTGTCCGCCTTCGTTTCCGTCACCATCCTGGGCGGATGGCCCTTCAGCCACATCCGATGCCGGCGCGGCCTGGTCCACGTCTTGCCCGGCATTTTCACCCACGGCCGCGACAGGATCTCCTGCCGTCTCCGTGACCGGTTCAGTCGGCTGTTCTGCCGGCTCTGCTGCAGCGGGCGCACTATCGTCTCCCGCCACCACCGCCGCAGCATCCTGTTCTTCGCCGCTTTGCGGCTGATTGTCGTCGAGCGCCTGCGGCTCTGCTGCTGCTGGCTCTTGCGCATTTTTCACCTGCTTTGCCATGTCATGCTTCCTTCGGGTTGGGGTTGGGTCAGGCGTATTCGGAGAGCTTCTGCCGCAGCAGATAGCCTTCCAGCGGCCAGATCTTCTGGCGGGCGTTTTCGCGCGCGATCTTCTGGCCGATTTCCTGGTCGAAGTTCTCCGGCGATGCGGCTGCGCTCTCGCCGATGACGATGAAGCCGTTGCGCAAGGTCAGCGCGCAGACGGTCATTGTGGTGCCGGGGAACACGTGGAACTGCTCGGCGACGATCGCATTGTCGATCATTTGTGGCGTCAGCCGTGGCGCATTGAGGCCCTTGGCATGGATCTCGTTTTCGATCTGCTCTTCGTCCTTCATGCTCATTCTCCTGTGTTATGGCGCTATTCCATGCCGAGCGCCGTGCGGTAGAGATCGAGGATGTTGCGTTCCTCTTTCACTTGGTCGCGATCGCGTCGGCGCTCGCGCACCAGCTGCTTGATCGCCTTGACGTCAAAGCCTTCGCCTTTGGCCTCGCCGTAGACGTCGCTCTTGTCTTCGTTGATCACCTTGATTTCGTCCTCGAGGCGCTCGATGCGGGTGAGAAAGCTTCTCAGCCGGTCGACGGCAACGCCGTGCACCTCGTCGGAAACCTCGTCGTTCTTCGGATAGGTCATTTGCCGGCCACGTATCCGAGTTGTGCGCTCTTGCGATCGAACGTCTCGCGGATTGCAGCCGGCAGATCGATACCGGCTGCCTGGGCCAGCAAGTCGAGGAAATGTACGTGTCGGCGAGTTCGCCCTGCAGCTGCGCGCGCAGATCCTCGTAGCTTTTCGTGTTGCCAGGAATGCCGTCGCGGAAGCGGTTGAGTTTCTTGACCACGTTCGCCGCCTCGCCGAGCTCGCCGGTCACGGCCGTCATCCAATCCGACAAGGTCCAGCCGGCGAGCGGATGGTTGAAACCGTTCGGAGCTTCGCAACGTGCGCGGTTTTCCCGCGAAAATGCCTGCATATCCATCTCTTCACCTTTCCTTCCCGCCCTCCGGCGGCGTCGCCGTCGGGCCTTGCTCCGCTCAAATCAGTCCACCGGACTGATTTGCTCGGCCGCTAGGCGTCCTCGCCGCGGCCCAAGTCGTTGAAATCATCGCCCACATGGCTGGCGATCACCTCGATCGGCTTGCCGGCCTTGGCGAGCTGTTCCAGCACGCCCTCGAGCTGCTTTTCCGCCTGGGCATTGCCCTCGTTGTTGTCGCGCGCCAAAATCACGGCGCCGACGCAATCCATCCACACCGGCGCATTGCCCATGTTGCTGAGAGATCCGGCCGCCCAGACGCGCGCTTCCGGAATGCCGGATGCCAGCGACAGCCCGGTTTCGATCCCCTCACACACAATCACCGGCGTCGCTTTGACAGCAGCCTCGGGAGGAACTCCCTCCGGGCCATCGGTCAGCCGGATCACGGCGCCCTTGGCCGGGCCGAACATCAGCTTCGCCGGCGTCACCGGCGCTTTCGCAGGCCTGATCGGATCGAGAAAGGTGCAATGCACCGCCAGCACCTGGCCGAGCGGCCCGCGCATGGCGCTGTGCACGGCCGGAAACTTTTGGCCGTCCTTGCTCTTGATCCGCCGGTTGCCCTCATGCCGCCACTCGGCCCCGCGCCACCATTCGGTCGCGGCCGAAAACCGAAACGTCGTCTCGTCGAGGTTTTTGATTTCTTCCAGCGCGCAGCCGCGCGCCGCAAAATACTTTCGGGCATGGATCTCGGCCGCGCTGCCAGCGCCGAGCGCCCGGCCCTCGAGGAACAGCTTTTCGGCGCGCTCGATCTGCCGCCGGCGATCGTCCTCGCTTTTCTGCTGGCTGGCCTCGGCCTGCCGGCGCATCTTCTGTTCCATCGCCCGCCGATCGGCGGCGCTCATCTGCGACAGGCCCAGAAAATCGCGCGCAAAGCGCATGATGTCGCGAAAATCGTCAAAACCCTTGATGTAGCCGATCAGGCTGAAAACATCGCCCTTCTCGCCGCTGCGCCAATCTTTCCAGGCGCCGATATCGCGGTTCAGGGGCACCTTGAATTCCGGCGTCGAATGGTCGTAATCGCCGGTCACCGGATTGTAGGACACCCAGAACCGCCCGTCCTGCCGGCCGTCCGGCAATAGTTTTCTGCACAGATCCTCGATGCGGACCTTGAGCATCTCCTTGATCTCGTCGCGATCGGAGATCATGCGGCAGCCCTCCGGCCGCAGCCTTGGCGGATTGCCTCGGTCGCGATGAACTGCGCATAAGCCGGCGGAATGGCCTCGCCGACTTCATGCCCGGTCATCGGCCTGAAGATGCCCATTGCCTCGCACGCCTCGCTTGGCGGCACGCGGCCTGCTTTGCCGGCACGCTTGCGCGGATAGAAGTGGCTTTTGCAGCTGAGACTGGTCGTGATCGTGATCGCTTCGCCGCTCTCCCATGTGCTTCTGGGCAGCGACGGCGCACCGGGCGAAAGGCATAGGAAGCTCAGCTCGAAACAGCGCTTGCGTTCGATCCTGCGGAGCCCGACAGAAGGCCCGGTGAGCGTCAGATCTCGCCGCAAGGGCGCCAGCGGCACGTTTTCGATGCAGGTGAAAGGATGGCCTGCGAGCTTGCGGCGGATCGGATCGATGAGATCCGGATAGTTCTCCGCGTCGAAATTGTTACGGCTGCGGGTGGAGAGAGAATACCTTTGACATGGCGGCGAGGCCCAGATGAAATCGAACTCGGAAAGGTCGATGTCGAGCGAGACCGCGTCAGCCTCGATGAAACGGTATGGATAGTTCGGCCGGCGTTTGATGTCGACGCCCGTCACATCGAAACCGGCCCTGACCAGGCCATCGGATGCCCCCCCGGCGCAACAGAACAGGTCGAGTGCTTTCATCCTGACACCGCCTCTTCCAAAAGATCGAACATCTTGTCGGTCAGCAGCTTTTCGCGCCGTTCCTCGACGCGCTGCACGGCATAGGTGATGGCCGCCGGCTTGACTTTGGCGACGCGGGCGATCTCGACATTCGGCACGCCCACCACGGCATGCAGGGCATAGACGGCCAGGTCGCGCAGCTCCTGCACCTCGCACCATTTCGGGTCGCTGGTCGCCTTGTCCTGCGGGTTGTGCGCCTTCAGCCGCTCGATCGAAATGTTGCGGTCGAAGGCCATCAAGGCGGTCAAAAGCCGCCAGATCAGGTCGAGCCGCGTATTGGCATCGCCCTTGCGCGCCGCCTTCAGCCCGGCCTCGAGCCGCGCGATCGTCGAGCCGCGCGCTTTTTGCTCGCCGCGCAGCAGGCGGCCATAGGTACTGTCGTCGATGTTTGCGGCCGAGCACAAGGCCCGGACGGAAATGTCATAGCGTTTTCGCTGCTGCTCTATGGTCTGCACGTCCGTCATTCCGCCGCCGTTGAAAAAAGAAAAGCGGCCTACGCATTACAAAAGGCCTTCCCGCCCCTCAGCGGGTATCTGTCTCGGCGTCGAAGGGCCGAAACCCCACGATCGCCATCATCTCGTCACGCAAGGGATTGTCCTTGGCGATCTCGCCGAAGGATCGCCGGGCCCGGTACCGGGCGATTTCCGCCTCGAGGTAGCGCACGCCTAGAAGGAAATGCTTGTTGCGCAGCCGGTTGACGATCGTGGTCTGATAAGTCATCAGCACGCTGGCCGGTGCGCTCAGAAGCCATCGCGCCCGCTCTGCATCATCCGCCGCGTCAGAAAGTTCCTCGATGATCGGCAGGAGCGTGTTCATTTTGCGCCGATGCCGATCGTGTTGCTCTGCAGGCCGCGATTGTACGCCTCGGCGATCGCCTTCGTCAGCGCCAGCATGCTGTCGCCGCCGCCGATCTTGCGCAGCGCCTCGGCGTCGCCGGTCAGCAGCGCGCGGTTCTTCGAACGCAGCTTTTCCACCATGCGATCGGCGAGGATGATCTTGCGATTATTGTGAAACAGCCGGGCCAGGCAGTAGATCATCGAACCGTTGAGCGCCCTCGCGTCACGCGGCCAGGCGCCACGCAGGGCCTTGCAGGCTTCCGTTGTCGCCTCGGCGCCGTAGCGTTTTATCGCGCGGTTGAGCGAGCTGACAGCGGCCGTCTTGTTCGGCGCCGGCGAATATTTTCCGGCTTCGACCACCTCGCAACCGGCTTCCTCGAGCACGGCACAGACGGCCATCATTTCCTGGTCGCCGGCCTCGATGCCGGCATAATAGCGCTCGATATTGGTGATCTGCGTCCGATTGACATTGACGCCGATGAAGGCGCCGGCTTCGGCATAGCCTTCGTCAAAGCTGACGATCATCGCCGGCACCTGGTCGACAAGCGGATGGAGCCGTGCGGCTTCCACGCGGTGCTGCCCGTCGAACACCGTGAAAGTGCCGTCCTCGTGCTCGGCGAGCATCACGGGCCCGAAATGCGCCCAGGTGAATTCCCGCAGGATCTGGCCGACGCGCCTCGGCTGCAGCTTCCGCTGATAGTTGTCGTCGACGCGGATGCGATCGACGTTGATCCATTCCAGCCGTGGCTTCTCGCCGATCTCCAAATTTGCGAGGTTATGGGATAAACGCATATTCATAATGCCAAACTCCCCTGTCCTTGATTGTCGATTGCCAGTTCCGGCACCCGCCGGGGCGGATCGTTGCGGTGCGCGGTGCGCCAGGCCCGCACGTCGTCGAGCGTCGGCCAGCTCTCGCCGGGCGCGATGCCGATCGACACGCCATCCTGAAACCGGTCGTAATCGCAGATCTCCGCCCCGCTCCACCCGACGCTGCGCGCGCCGTCGATAAGAAAGTCGAGCAATTCCTGGTGAAATTTTGTGTTCTGCGACGGATCGGACGGCGCCCGGTCGCCGGTATAGATCTGGGCTGCGCTGGAAAGATCACTCAGCGGCATGATGATCCTCTTGGTCCTTGCTCGCCTCGACTATCTGGTCGCGCTTCTCGCGGATCAGCGAGTTCAGGGCGTCGTCGAGGCGGCGCAGCGTGTTTTCATGCATGGTGCGGCGGCCGCTCTTGCGGGCGCTGTACGTTGTCGGGTGCACGCCGGCACGCTTGCAGAGCTCTGCCTGGTCGATGCCAGCCAGTTCGCGCCGCTGTTCAATCTCCGGAAACATCGCAAATCACCTTGCCAACTGATTTGCTTATCGTCATAAGCGTATTTGCTTATCTCGCAAAGAGGTTTTTGTGTTCAGTATTGCGTCGACACACAATAATTTTGCGCGCATGGCACATGACCAGCGCGAGACGAAAGAATGGATCAAGGCGATAGCCTCTCATATGGGGCTATCGCTTTCGCAACTTGCGCTCAAGTCTGGCATGGCTGCGTCTACCATCACGCGCTTTGTCAATGACGATACCGGCGTACTGACGATCCAGCAGAACTCACTCGAACAGATTGCCAATTTTACCGGATTTAGACCTTACCAATTTCCGGGCAGAGCCCGCCCAGGCTTCAGCGAGCTCGACGCCGTGCCGTTCGAGCTAGACGACCGCCAGCCGGGCGGATGGGTCAAGGCGGCCGTCGACGAGGCAAAGAAAGGACGCAACGGCGTCGAGGCCTGGGTCATGAAGGGCGCCGCCCTGGATGGGATGGGCATTCTGCCGGGCGACGTTATCATCGTTGACCAAAATCTGCGGCCGAAACCTGGCGACATTGTTGTGGCACAGATCGTCGACTATGGCCGAGGCACCGCGGAAACGGTCATTCGCGTGTATCAGCCGCCTTTCATCTGCTCGCATTCGGTTCGCCTCGGTCCGATGCGGCCGGAGCATGTCGACGAGGAGCGTGTGTCGATCGCCGGCACAGGCATCGGCGTTCTTCGCCTGCGGCACTGATTTCGCAGATGCGAATAAATGTCGCGAATAGAATGCGTCGCATTTAAGTTTCGCGCGTGCATTTCAAAAATCCGATAAATATTTTTGCATTTAATATTCGCGCTGGCTTTTGCTGGTTGGCATTTAACATTCGCGCTGGCTTTTCGCGCTTCCTCGAAAAAGTTCCCTAAGCACCAAAATTATTTTTGCACTTAACAAACGCGCTGGCTTTTGCTGGTTTGCACTTAAAATTCGCGCGTGCGTTTCCGGCCGCGCTATCGATCCTCTTTCCGTTGATTGACGTCGGTGCCTACGCTTATCGCGCGCACAACCTGAGTGGCAATCGTTAATCGACGCGCAAATTGCATCAGCGCTCTTCAAAAATGCGCTTGCCATAATAAGCGAATACGCTTATTCATTTGCGAGTACGCAACGCTCGGAGGCAAGCATGCCAACCGCAATCGAAACGCTGTCGCTGGAGGAGGTCGCCGCTTTGCTCGGCATGGCGCCGCTCACCCTGCAGCGCAAATACAAGAGCCTCGTCGAGGACGGCTTTCCGCTGCGCCTCGCCGGCGGCCGCTTCTACGCCCCGGGGATCGCCCGCTACCTGGCGCTCGCCTCCGGCATGCCGGAACCAAAGGCGCCGGATCCCTACGAAGCCCAGCGCCAGCATCTGCGCGTCATCGCGGGAGGGAAAAGATGAGCACCCATTACGACGTCGAAGGCGCCGTGGAAGGTTTCCTCGCCGAAATGCGCAAGATGAAGCCGGGTCCGGACACGGTGGCGCCGAATGTCATCCAGATGCGCAGCCACGCGCTTCGCGCCGAGCTGCTGCGCTACATGCTGACTGAGAACAATCGCGGCAGCCATATCGCCGACATCGTCGGCGCCGCCGGCGACATGGTGGCGGAATTCCTGCTCAATGTCATGATCCCGTTCGACACCGCCACGCAGTCCGATATCTGCCGGATCTTCTCCATGCGCCTCAACGGCTCGCTCGCCAAAGGCTTCATCAAGATCCACGAGGGGCGCGCGCCTTCGGCCAAAATTCCGAGGACGGAGGGCGGCCACGCATGACCCCGGCCGCCGACACCGTCACCCTGACCAAAACCCAGGAACGGGCGCTGCTCGCCATCGACGCCTTCCGCAATCATTTCGACAAGCGCAACAGCTGGAAAATCGGCGGCGGCGAATATAGCCGCGCGACGGTCGAAAAGCTCGCCGATGCCGGCCTGATCCGCATTTCACTCGGGCTGCGCCAGCCGCGCCTGTCTCTCACCAAGCAGGGCCAGCTGGCGGTCCTGAAAATCAAGGGAATGGTTTTGCTATGACGAAACACTCTCTCTCGACGGCATTGGTCCGCGAGGTCGACGATGCCTACACCGCATTTTCCGAGGCGATGGACAAGGTCATGGCCGAGCTCGAAAAGCGCCGCGCCCTGATCGAGGAATATGACGAGCTGGTCGAGCGCCAGATGCGCACCAAGAACCTCGGCGCCGCCTTCGTCTTTCTCTCCGGCATGGTGGTCAACGAGCTGGTCACCGGCCGGCCGCTCGCCGCCGTCCTGGCCGAGCGTTTTGGCGCAGCCAAGCAGGTGCTGCAATGAGCATCGCCCTCCTGATCTACGCCGGTATCGCGCTCTTCTGCAGCGGCGCGTTCGCAGCTTTCTATGCCTATCGCTATGCCGGCCAGGTCCGCGCGACGGTGCAGGCTCGCGGCTCTACCCGAACTCCTCCCCGGGTATGAGCGCAGCGGGCGGCCGGCGGATAGAACGGGGGCCGGCCGCCCAAATTTTTGAGAAACCGGATCGGTTCCATCAGCCATGTTTCCGATCCGGGGCCGGGATGCCGCCTACCCAACGGCGCCCGGCCACCTCTTGGGCGGGCAGGGATGACTGCCCTGGGCCTTGGCAGAGGTCCGGCCGGACCGGTAGCAACACCCTGTCCGGCCACGTATTGCGCGGGGCATCTTCCGCATCATGCCGCGCGTCCACACCGGCGACACTCCCTGTCTCGCCGGCCAACAGCCCGGCCGCTCTGTATTGCGTATCCAGCGGCCGGGCTTTTTGTTTCAGGTGCTTCCATGTCCGAAAAAATCCAGATCCCCTATGTCGCATGGCGCAATGGCCGGCCGCGCTTCGAGCCCTCGGCGACGCTGCGCAAGGCCGGCCACAAGGGCCACGATCTCAAATCCCCCGCCGGCGCCTGGATGACCGTCGGCCAGGCGCTCGACTGGTCGAAGGGTTTTTCCGCCCGCATCGAGGCGGATCGCAGGAAGGCGCGCGACCGCAAGGCGAAGGAGAAAAAGCAGGCGGTCACGAAAATCGTCGCAGCGATCCCGAAGGCGGCGGTCAAGATCAGCTTCACGCTCGGCCAGCTGCTCGAGCAATGGATCAGCGGCGGCACCCGCCACAATGCGCCCGGCACGATCAAGACTTACCGCGCCGCCATCCGTGCCATATCGATTGCCTGCCCGGCCGAATATTACACCGAGGCAGCGGCGCTGCAACGGCGCGAGATCCGGGCCATTCACAAGCTGGTCGCCGAAGAGTTTTCCGACGACGTCGCCCACATGGCGGTTGTCGTCATGCGCGTCGCCTACAATTGGGCGCTCGACGACGATGACCTGGCCGAGCTCATCGAGACGAACCCGGTGCATCGGGTCAAGACCAAGAAGCCGACGAAGCGTGAGCGGGCGGCGACGGTCGCCGAATATCTGCATCTGCTTGCCACAGCGGAGCGCATGGGCGAGGATCTGGTCTATGACATGATCCTCTGGGGCGTCTGGACGGCGCAGCGCGCCGGCGACCGGCTGGCGATGACCTGGGCGAACATCCGTGAGAACCGCATTGAGCTCAAGCAGCAGAAGACCGGCGCCAAAGTCTCGATCGGCCTTTCGGCCGCCATACGCGCCCGCCTGCCGGCGCTGAAGCCGAACCGCCGCACCGTCATGGACCTGGACACCGAAGGCGCGGCCGAGCGCCTGCAGTATTACTGGCGTCATTTTCACATGGTCATCGACGAGGCCGCCAAAACCATGCCATCCGTCGAGGATATCCTCGATCGCGACCTGCGCCGCACGGCCTCCTCCTGGATGGGCATGGCCGGCTGCACCATCCCGGAAATTTTTTCGATCACCGGTCACAAGTTTTCCAACGAGACTGCGATCATGGGCCACTACATGGCCATCGACCTGCAGATCGCCGACAACGCCATCGCCAAGCTCGAGGCCTGGTACGCGTCGGAAGTCCAGAAGCTCGAGCAGAGGAGGAAGGCAGGATGACGCCATTCGAAGAGAGAACACGCATAGAGACCAACGTCGCGGCATTGTGCAAGGCGATCCGCGAACACAATGAGGACGAAACAAATCGGTGGCTGGCGAATATCGCCGCCGATGTGCTGACCGATCTCAACAGGATCGCTAATGCACTTGAGGATATAGTGGCAAAGCGAGGCGAGTTCGGCGACGGGACAACATGATATGCTGATGCCATCCGACACTTTGTTAATATGTCGGATGGCATATATTTTTGAGGGCCGATTTTTATCCTGCTGATTTCATAAAGAAAATTTTAACGTTTCCGACAAAAAGTAAACCACTCGTTTGTTCGAAAATGAGATAAATCAAGCATTTGCAAATACGGCTGATAACGGCAACGGACGTTTTTCGACCTAATGCGACCGGATCAGTTTCATGGTCTCATCCTGCTTTGCTTCCATGCGCTGTAGGGTGGCCTTGAGGTCTTCCTTGAAGTCGCGGAAGTCGTCCCGGCGGACATAGCCTTCCTTGACGCCATTAATGCGTTCGTGGATGTCGCCGATCTTTTCACCCACGGCGGCGATGTTCTCGTCGTGCCGTTTGCCGAGATCGCTGATCAGCTTGAACATATAACCCACCAGTCCCGAGAGGGCGGTGAAGCTCAAGGCGACCGCCCACTGGATCCATGTTTCAACCATTTCTGCCCCTTGAACGCTGCATGCCCCCGATGAGTTCAATGTAGCCCGGCTAGCTCGGCAGTAATTGGGCAGCCCCATTTGATGCGAGGGCGGGTGTGGTTACTTGGCGACCAACCACTCCGCAGCTGTGCCGCCGACGTTCGCGACAACACGCGCTTCATACACATGATACTGCGCCTCCGCAGCCGTTATGCCGCCTTCAGTGTTTACGGTACCACCGGATTGGACCACCCACTGCAGTGGATTGGTGAAATACTGAAAGAACTTAAACTTATAGTCCTTCGGGAAGCTGTTGGGGAGCGTCAAGACAAGTGGGATCAGCGCGAGCGTCAAATTGAACGTTGCACCTGTACCGGTGCCGCCTGTTACCGAGGCCGGCGTGGACGGATTGACGGTATAGGCGCCCGAGTTTGAGATCGAGACGCTGGTAATCGCGCCACCACTTACCCCTGTCACTGTGAGCTGTGCCGCAACCGTGCTCGTGCCGCCAGAGACGGTGAGCACGTCACCATTGGTGTAGCCGGAGCCGCCTGCATTCACTGTCGCAACGGTCACACGCTTGGAGCCGTTGTGCGAAAACCCTTTTTCCTTCCCGCGATCACCTGCGATGAGCGTATAGCCATAGCCAGATGCGGACAGCGTATACGATGAGGTGCCGACAAGCTCGATCGGGTTCAGCGCGTCGAGCGGGTTCAGCGATGTCCGGATGGATTTGGTGAAATTCAGATATCCCGCTTGCGAGCTGCCATAACCCACAATACGGCCATCGCCGTCCTGGCTGGCGTCAGTCAGACCACCATAAGCGGTGCTGACCTTCTGCGGCGTCGCGGCATTGCTTGGCGAGGATGTCGTGAACGGAACGTGCTGCCCCTCCTCCGCAACGATCGTGTAGGACTGCGTCCCGCTTTGGCCTGGATTATTCGGGAACGCCGCCGCTCGCGCGATGCCGACAGGCACGACGGTTATATCGTCTTGCTTCATCGGTCGAACGCCATTGAACTTCGTGCCGCAGAAGTGCCCGGCATTCACCGTATCGCCGGTAAATGTGGCGTGTACGCGCCCGTCCCAAATGGTCTGGCCGCTGCCACGGTTATGTCGCATACGCACCTGGCGAGCATAGATGTCGCTCGGCGGTTTCACTGGCATGATGGCCGAAGGCGAGTTGGCGGCGCACGCGGCAATGAAAGCTTCCATGTCGCCTTCGATTAATACTTCGCCAGCAATTGACGTCGAAATTTCGAAAGCCGGCCGAGTGAATGCCGTTACGAACATTTCGAAAACATCTTCGAGCTTCACGCCGTTCATTTGCGCTACGGATATAAAGTTGCGGTCGCGGCCGGAGATCTTTTTGCTGTTATCCCATGGGTCGAAATTTGGTCTATACATAACGAGACCATCAATAATAGCCCGCAACGCCCCGTTCACAGTGAGATTGTCGTCCCATAGGACGCCATTGCCGAGATTTTCGAACATCGGCATCCACATTGCTACGCCTGACAGAACCGTAGTCTTTTCCACGAAACCTGTCGGCAGGCTGCCAGGTGTCGCTTCCTTGAAGAAGGCATAAGGCGCACTGGCGAAATAGCAGTGATTGGCGAAGGAGTGCTTGTTCAGATCGCCACCGTAGTGGATACCGAAATTCGCCATTCTGGCGCTTTCGAACTTGCACTTTTCACCCCAGCTGCTGTCGCCGTAGACAGTTGGCGAACTGTGATTGATATACACGTCATAATAATTTCCGTAGTATACCAGCCCTTCAAAATGTGTGTGGTCACCCACGTAGTCATGGCCGGCACGCCATCCGGCGAAACGAACATTTTTCAGCCGTTTGCGAGCGCCCCAGCAAAGGCCGGACATATTCGAGCCAGCGACTCCAACGGCGCGAGAGCCGTTTTCACCGAGCGCGGCAAAGTCAGGGCCAACCAGTGTTAGATCGCGGATTTCCCCAGCGCACATGACGCCGGAGCCATAGCGGCTATCAGCCTGCTGACTGTTCGGATCACCGGCTTGAGCGCCGCACATGACCGCATAGTCGGTCGAGCCAAGATTTCCGACAGTGCCTTTGTCCACCCGCCATTCTAGACGAGTGACGTTATTGCCATCGCCTTGCCAATTGATCTCGACATTGGATGTGGTCGGCGTCGGCATGACTTGCCTGTCGTTGAAAACCGGCAAATGAAGCGCATCCGGGGCGGGAACGCTGTTGTCGGACATGACGTATTTTCCGCCGACCGTAACCATTCTGCCGCCGATGCCTTCCGCAAGCATGGCGTCAATGGTCTTGGCGTGCGCGTGCCAGTCAAACGTTTCCAGCAACGACGTCGCGCGCGGATAGTCAACCTGAGCAGCTGGAACAGAGGCATATTTTTGAGACAGCGGATTATACGATCCATTGCCAATTGTGATGCCCGCAGGGACGAAGTCCTTCGGGTTATAATACTTTGGCCCGACTGCCCAATCCTGAACTGACATTAGCTAATCCTCGTGAGGTGAACGGCTGGCTGCGCGCCATGGAAAATTTGATTGGAGCCGTGAAAGACGTATTCCCAGCGATATCCCGGCGGCGCCGGGGCCGGGCCGACGACGACGGCGGCGCCGGCCGTCTTGGTGAAGGGCGGGGATTGCAGAAACGGCCGCTTGGGGCGGCCGCTCTGCTGCAGGCTGGTGATGGGGATGCCGCCGCGCGAGGTCGGCCGGATCGTCGTCAGGCTCGCCATCAGTGCCCCGCCACGTAGACGTCTGGGGCGGTCGAGCCAGTCAGCGACACGAGGATGTTGCCGCTGGCCGAAAACGAAATCATCTTGACCACGTCGCCGTTGTCGTCGACCGTCGCCGCGGTCAGCTTGCTGTCCGGCACCCAGGCCTCGTAACCGTCGATGACGGTGGAGATCCTCAGCGTGCCGCCGCCGAGATTGCCGGAATAGAGCACCGTGCGATAGCCCGCCTCGCTGCGGGCCTCGAGGCCGAGCGACAGCTTAGCGTCTGCGGTGAAATGTACACTTGGCATGGTGCCCTCCGGTTCCCGCGTTCTGCCTTACTTTTCGACCGGCGGCTGCGGGGCGGCGAGGCCGCCGATGCCATCGCGGGCGACGTTGATGCCGAGCTTCAGGACGCTCGAGGCAAGCACCAGGCCGCCGACGATCTTGCCGCCAGTGCCGGTCGAGACGCCGACCGACGTCCAGTCGAAGGTCAGCAGCGAGCCGAGGATCACCTGGGCGACGTTGAGAATGTTGTGCACTGCATTGCTGTTCATGCTTCTGCTCCTGGTTAGCCCTTCAGGGCATGCTCGAAGGTCAGCGCCGCTTTTGCGATCTTGTCCGCGCTGTCGGTGCCGTTGATGATTTTTCGCGCGTTGACGAACTCGCGATAATCCTCGGCGGCCCCTTCATCCACGCCGTCGAGATAGTCGTGCAGGGCATGGCCGGTGAACACACCCCGGCGCATGCCCTCGAACATGATGCGGATCGCCACCTCTGGCGTCATCGCCAGCGCCGGATCCGCCACCAGGTCGACGTCGAGGATCTTCGTCATCGCCTGGTAATTGGCCTTGTGGGTCAGCTGCACATAGCCGCGGCCGAGCCAGCTGCGGCCGGCGCTGTCCTTGCGCCAATAGGGTTTGGTCACCCAATGCATGCGGCCCTTGGCAAAAGCCTGGTCGAGCCGGCGGATCGCCTCGTCGTCGGAAGGCGCCAGCGTCTCGCGCACCGGCTGCATTTCGGCGGCTGTCTCGTGAAAAGTGGTGGCGAGCATGTATGCCTGATCGTCGAGACGGAATTTTCCGTCCTGGTCGAGCTTGTCGAGGATGAAGCCCATGCCTTCGACCTGGCCCGGCGTCAGGATGCCGCCCGGAAACATCGGCCGGACGGTGTCGAAGAAGAATTTCCGGTTCATGAACGGCCCCTCGCTGATCGAGCCCAGATTAGGGCCGGCCGCGTGCGCTTAACTGCGGCTCGACCCAGCGGCGAAAGTGCTCGTTTGCCAGATGCTCATGCCACGCCGCCTCCGGGATCTGCCCGGATCGGTAGCAGGCGAGCAGCAGCTCGTAGCGCTGCGGCGCATCACCAGGTGGCGATCGCAACGCGTTTCCAGGTGTTTGTTGCTGTGCAGATGTAGATGAAGCTGGCATCCCACCGTACCTCGCCTTGCGTGCCCGTGTCGGCGGCGCTTGCCGGCGCCGCCTTCGATGTGATCTGTGGATTGGTCATCCTGGCCAGGCCGGTGCCTTTCGGCACGACTTTCACGTCAGAGTTGGCCAGGCTTGAACCGGCGCTGATCTGCGCATAGCCTGCGCCACCGACCAGTTCGACCCAGCTGTCGGCCGTGCCGCTCTCGAAGATGTTGGCGAGCAGATGAGCCAGATTGGAGAACACCCTTGTGCCGGCCGAGGTCGGCGCATCGATGCGTGAGACGTAGAGGTCCGGCGTGTGCAGCCCGGCCGCGTCGTCGATGAGCAGCGTCTTGGCGGTGTCGAACGTCGCCAGGCCACGGAAAGAGCAGAGGTCGATCTTGTTGCCGGCGCCGATCGTGCTCTCTTCTTTGTGGCTCGTCGTCTTGTTGGCGCGGAACTGGCAGTTTTCGAGAGCGTAGCGGCCGCCGACCATATGCGTGCTGTAGGTTGCCGCACTGTCGGCCTCGAATGTCGTGTTGGCGATGACGTTGAAGCCGCTGTTGCATTCGATGGAAAAGCCGCCGGCATTGGCCTCGCACCAGCTGTCGCTGACGATCAGGCCCTGCGCCAGCTTCGGATTTGTCGGATCCTCCGAACCGATATTGGCGCCGACATGCACGCCGCCATAGGCGCTGTTGCCGGCCGTGCCATTGCCCTCGATGTCGCAGCCGATCAGCGCCAGAACCCGGCCGTCGTCGAAATCGACGCCCAGATGGGTGTTGTCGACGATCTGGCAATCGATAAACCGGTTGAGGTTCGGATAGCCGGCGATCAGGCTCGAATAGTGCTTGGCGTTGACGCCGACCACATTGCTGCCGATCTGGCACTTGAAGAAGGAGTTGCCGATGCCGCCCTGCAGGTCCACGCCGAGATTGGCGTTGTTGAACTGGCAGAAGTCGAACATGCAGCGCACCATGTCATAGGCGCGGAAGGCGAAGGGGCTGTCGCCGGCAAAGCCCTGGAAGCCGAGATTGCTGAAGCGCAGTAGTGCCGTATAGCCCGTTGTCGTCGACGTGGCGAGCTGGAACAGGCCGTTGCCATCGGCCGAGTTCTTGATCAGGTTCGCCCGCGTGCCGGGATTGGCGAAGATCGAAACCTGCTGCCCCTGCGCAACGCGCGGAATGATGATCTGGTTGACCGGATAATCGCCCTCGGCCAGGAACATGCCGAGTTTCTGCGCTTGCGCATCGGCCAGCGCCGCCGTGAATGCCGCCGTGTTGACCGCCGCCGAGGCGCTCGTCTTGAGGCCGTAATCGCGAAGGTCGAGCACCTTCGTCGGCGTCAGCACATCGCGGCCATTGCCATCCTGGGCGGCCAGCAGCTTCGGATGGGCGCTTGCCCGGTCGGCTGGATCCTTCAGACGCGCGCTCAGTTTTCCGCTCATCGTGCGTCTCCCTCGGCGGGCCACATCAGGCCGTCAAAACGGATGTTGGTGATTGTCGCCGCCATGCCGACATTTCCCTGGCGCGAGACATGGCAGGCGCCGCGGTCGCTGGCAGAAATGTTGTTGGAGCCGAGGATGCGCACCACGAGGTTGGTGCCACCGGTGCGCGCGATCGTCGCGGCTCCGGCGCTCACGATCCATTCGACGTCGTAGCGCGGTCGCCAGTCCTCATCGAGCACGAAGGCGATCGCCTCGGTGTTGATCGGGCCGCTGTAATCGAGGCTGCCGAAGCAATGAACGAAACCGGTCTTGTCCTTGTAAAGCCGGATGCCGCCACCCTTGTAATCGGGCGAGGTGGTGAGATCGACCGGCGAGCTCGGCGGCGAACCGATATAGGCGCCGGTCGACGCGGCGAAGCCGGAGCCGAGTTCGCCGCTGGCGAGCTCGCGGAGGAACATGTCGTCCGTTCCGCCGACCGACACGCCGCCGCCATCCTGGATGGCGCGCTGCGGCTGCGCCAGGTCGGTAAAGCGGATAACGTTGAGCTGGCCGCGGTTCCAGTCGCCGTCTTTGCCGGTCTGGTTTTCGATCTCGCAGCCGATGAACAGATAGGCCGTCTGCTTGTTCGGCGAGAGCCCGGTCATGGCGTTGTTGATCGCATCCGGCGGCGGCGTATGCACCGCCCAGGAGCCGACGCCGACGCCGGGCGAGCTCTGTGCCGTCTTGGCGCCGGACCAGTGGAGGCGGGCAATCTCCTCGAATTTCGCCGCATTGATGCCGATGGCGAAGGCGTCGTCGACATCCGCCTCCCAGAGATAGAGACGGCAGGAGGCCGGCTGCGCCGGCTGGCTGTCGAGCGGATCGTCGGTGCGTTCGGCCCGCGCCGCCATCAGCTTGCCATTGCAGAGGCAGATCGGCGTGATTTCGTCCCAGATCTGGCCGCCGTGGCTGTCGTCCGGCCGCACTTCCTCGACGGTCGTCGTGGCGAAATTGTCGTCGGTGCGCCAGAACAGCGAGCGGCCGTCCGACGTGCCGGTGACATCCGTGCCGCGGGTAAAGCCGGCATAGCGGCCGGAGCCGCAGGCGACGCCGGTCACCTCGCCGCCCTGGCCGATATTCGGGATTTTCGTCACGGTCGGCGCCACGCTGTAGAGCGAAGCGATGCGCACCAGATGCGCGCCGTTGGCGGTCGAGAGAAAGGCGATGATATCGCCATTGTCGGCGATCATCCTGCCGTGCAGATAGGGCAGTCCGGCGCCGGGCAGGCTCGGCCACAGCGCCAGATAGGCCGTCTGCAGCGCGCTGGAAATTTCCGTCTTGACGAACGGACCCCAGCCGTTCTGCAGCGTCGCCGTGGTGGCGATGCCGGCTTGTGAAGCGCTGGCCGTGCCATTGAGCGTCACCTCGAACCAGCCGGTGTCGGCCGCCGTGACCAAAAGGTTGGACAGACCGCCGCCGGGCTTGGTGAGGCCGTTGATCGCGCCGGCCGCGCCGATATCGTTGCCGCCGCAGACCAAAGCGGGCAGGGTCACCGGATCGCCGGCATAGTAGCCATGGCCGGCATAGGCGATGCGCAGCCGGCTTTCACCGATGAAAGTCTGCACCGTGCAGCTGATCTTGCGATGGTCCGGCGCCTTGCGGTGCCAGAGAAAATGCCGGTGGCCGGAGAGCTCGTAAGTCATCCACAGCAGGAACTGCCGGCCGTCATTGGTGCAGCCGGCCGACATGCAGGCCAGCTTGTCATTGCCGTTGCCGGTCTGCGTCGATTGCAGCTCGGTTTCCGGCGCGATCAGCACCTTGCGGGCGCTCCAGCTGGCGCCACCATCATGGCTGAACTTGCAGACCACCATATTGTCGGCCGAATGGTGGCCGGAGCCGGATACATAGACGCAGCAGAGCACGCCGCGCGGCAGCACATGCGCCTTGTCCTGCGCCCATTTGTCGTAGGAATTCGACCGGGTCAGGCGAAAGCCTTCCATCCTGAGCGTGTTCTGCCCGGGCACCAGGGCGCCGGCCATGGTCATGCCGCCGTTCTCGATGCGGATGCCCTCGGGCCAGTCGCCCGCCGGAAATTTCTGGCCGAAGTCGACGACGCCGCCGGCGGCGCGCGCGACCAGAGCCGGGAATTTTGCGGTCTGGTCGGTGCCGTCGTCCTCGATGCCAAAGGCGCCGAGCAGGTTCGGCGCCGAAGCGGCGAATTTGCCGATGAAGCTGGTCGGGTCGAGGGAATTGTCGTCGACAGAATTGCCGCTCGGCTTGCCGATGGAAATCGGCGTCGTGTCGATCACCAGGATCTTGTCGTCGCTGGTCGGCGCATAGCCAACGAGCGTGAACGTGTGGCCGGAGACCGTCACTTCGCCCGGCAGGAGGATTTCGTTGTTAAGATAGACCTGGAGCGCCGCAGCAGAGAGGATCGTGCGTCCGAGGTCGTAGGGGCCGGAACCGGCGCCGGTGAATAGCGTCGCATTGATCGTCGGCACAGCGATCGCATCGCGCGCCGCTGCGGCCGCGTCGGCATATTGCTGCGCCCGCGTCGCCACCGCCATCAGGTCGGTAGCATTCGGGCCGGTGCGCAAGGTGCCGTCGCCGCCGGCGATCAGCGTGTCGCCGGCCTCGGGTTCATCGATGATGGTGAGCGGATCGATGCCGCGATCGGTCTTGACCGCATAGCCGAGCTCGCGGCTCTGTTCCTGCTGCACCACGCCGATCTGCGAGAGCTGCTTGTCGATCGCGTCGGTGTCGATCTGGTTGGCCTTGCGCACCGCCATCGAACGGTTCTGGTTGCGCATGCCCTGGACGTAAAATTGCGTCGTCGACGCCGGCGCCACCGAGAAGCGCACATAGAACAGGTTCCAGTCCTGCGGATCGTCCGGATTGTCGATCGGCAGCACGACATAGCCGCTGTCGAGCAGCGAAAAGCGCAGATCGCCGGCCTCTTTCATCAAAACGCCGATATCTTCCGGAGCGAAGGTACGGAAATTGAACGGCCCGAACAAAGTGGTGACGCCGTCACCCACAAGCGCGTCGGACTGGCGGAGAGAGCTGGCAAGCGGAAACGTGGCTGCGGTCATCTGACACCCCTGCTGATGGGGTCAGTGTGTGGTCGCGCGCACGCGGTTAATTGCGCTAGCGCGCGCGAGCCACGGCAGACAAAGCCGGCCCGCGATCCGGCGCCGCCGCGCCCGGCCGCCACCAGTAATCCTGGCCGAAATTCTTCGCCCAGAACTGGCTCTGCCGGCGGAAGGCTTTCGCCGCTTCCGGATCGGCGAGAAACTGCAGCTGGTCCATCACCGTGCGTTCCCAGGCGAGCTTGATGTACCAGAGGTTCGAGCCCGGAATATTGCCGCGCGCGAATTTTATCAGCTCGCGGCCGAAATGGGTGTTGATCTTCTTGCCCTCCGAAAGGTCGGTCGCCAGCTCCACCAGGTTGCCGGCGGTCAGATCCCAGAGATCGTTGGCGCGCGACACGACGGGACCGCCGAGCGTCTGGGCAAAGCCGCCGCCAAAGCGGTTGATGTTGGAAAACAGGAAATCGCCGAACAGGCCGAGGCCGCCGCCCTGCAGCAAAGCCGCGCCCCAGAACGGCACGTCCTTCATGTTGCGCGGATCGCGGCCGCCGGCGATCTGCTTCAGCTGCAGCGACAGCGCGCCGAACAAAGTCGTGGAGATCAGCAGCGAGGCGGCATAGGCCGCGCCCTTGCCGACCTGGCCGCCGACCAGCATGCGATGGATCCTGAGGCCGTGCAGGATGGCAAACACCGCGCCAAAGCTCTTGAACTGCGCGAAAGAACGCAACACCTCGCCCAGAAACGTGCCGGGCCTTGTCTGGCCGGTCAGCGCCACGCGGGCGCGGTGGCCGCCTTCCGGCACGGCGAAGGCGGTTTCCTTGTGGATCATCGACAGGTATTTTTCCGCGAACGGCGTGCCGGGGCCGCGGTCTATCTCGGTCGGGCGCAAGAGCTTCATGCCGCCCGGCGTGGTGTAGACCGGCACCGAGCGCATGCGCTCCCAATCGGTCGGGGTGATGCCGTGGCGGGCGAAGGTGTTGCGAAACGCCTCCGGCAGTTCGTCAAAGCGCTTTGCCACCTGGTTGGCCGCCTCGCGCATGAAGGCGATGCCGAAACCGTGCTTGGCGGCCTGCGTCCAGGCGGTCAGGCCGGAATAGGCCAGCACGCGGTCGGCGATGAAGCTTGTCCAGCCGGGGCCGTCGAGCGTGCCGGAATAGCGCGCCTGGGCATGGAACACATGCCGGGCGCTGTCGAGGATCAGGCCGGCGTCGACCGCCTCGCGCTCGGTGGCGCCGCGAAAACCGTTGACGATATCGAGCATGGCGGAGCCGCCGATGCCGGCAAAGCGCCGCTCGATGATCGATGTGCCGACGTCGGAAAAGGCCGAGAGAAAGGCCGAGCCCATGGTCGAGGCGGAAATCAGGTTGCGGGCGCCGGAGAAGAAGGCGGCGATGCGGCTGTTGACCGGCGCCTGGCTTGTGCCGCGGATCGAGGCCCAGACCGCGTCGAGGCTGTGCAGCGTCGAGGACGCGTTGCCCAGCGCATTGTTCGGCTTGCCGGCGAAAAAGCTCTTCTGGCCGGCCTGGTGCAGCTGCGCCTGTTTCGTCACCGCCTGCTTGACCCATTCGATCATGCCGTTCGGGTTCGGCCCCAAAATCTCCATGGCGGCGATGTCGCGGGCCATCATGTTGATATGGCCCATCATCGCCCCGAAAACGTCGCCGTTCCTGCCATAGTCGCGCTGGTATTTCAGCCAGGCGTCGGCATTCTTGAAGATCAGAAAGCGGTGCTCGGCCCGCTGGTTGGCGAGTGCGCCGCGGCCGAAGGCAAGCATGGACGGCTGGCGATCGTTCCAGCCTTCGGTGACGATGTTCTGCCAGAGATCGTCGAGGATGCCGGAAAGCTCGGCCGGATCGACCGGATCGCCCGTAAGAGGATGCTTCATCCTGCCGACGTCGAGTGCCGGCGTGATGTCGGCCTTCCATTGCTCGCGGCCGGCATTGCGGAGCGCCTGGGCGTCATGCGCCTGCGGCAGGCCCCAGCGTTCCAGCTTGCCGATCGCGCCGCCGGCGGCGTTGAAGCGCTGTCGCAGCAGTTCGTGCGTGTCTTCCCAGACGCGGGCGAATTCCTTGGCCGCGACGTCGCCGGTCGCCTCGCCGAACGCCTCGCGCGCCACATTGTCGAGCTGCGCCGCATTCCACCGGCCCTTGTCGCCCAAAATCCAGCCGCGGCGAAAATGGTCGAGCAGTGAGGCCATGCGGGCATGCGCCATGCCGACGATGGCGTTGGTGCGGCCGACGACGCTTTCGAACGCCGCCTCGCCATAATGCTCGAGCAGAAACCGCGCGCCCTCGGCATAGTCGTGCTCGCCCCTGGCGTTGCGATGGTTGCGCAGGTCGTTGTCGATCCGCTTGACCGTCTTGATCACCAGCTTCGCCTTGCGCCGCTGATGCGCCGTCTCGGCCGCCAGCAGTTTTGCAAGCGCTCTTTTCGCCTCGGCGTCGGCCATGGCGCCCTTGGCGGCATATTGCCGCTGGAACTGCGCAAAGCGGCGCTTCAGCCACTCGGCATTATCCTTCGACACCTCGCCGCCCTCGACGGCCGTGTTGACGCAATCGTTGAAGCTCATCTTAACCAGCCTTTCACTCGCGACGCTTCAGCGACCACCGATGGGACATCTTCCCACGCCGCCCATATCCTGAGTTCCTTGACGATGAAGGGCCTTTCGCCGGCGAAACTGATGATCAAGTTGAAGCGAAAGTCTAGTTCAAAATCTCTCGCTTGACGTCGGAAGCAATGAAAATAGATCTCGAACGGACGGTTGCGGTAGAGATCGCGCATGCAGCCGAAAGCGAGATGCTTGGCGAGAAAATGGAAAGATGGAACACGCAGCCGCCTCATGCCTTGCAAGCCTCCGTCAATTGGAACAGCCCGTGCAGCTCCTCAAGATCGTCGATGACGGCCTGGCCGTTGATCGTCGTGCCGTCGTCGAAAAACGGCAGGTTTTCATAGGCGTCAATGCCCTCGAGATCGGCGGGGGTAAACAGCGCCTCCTCCGGGTCGGCGCTCGGTTCGGCCTCCGGCGTCGGCAGCGCCAGCGGATCGTCCTGGCGATCGATGAACCCGGGCGCAGCGTCCGGCAAACCGGCCTCCGGCGTCGCGGCCGGCCTGGCCTGCTGTTCGGCCGGCCGGACGAACTCCGGATAGCGGCTGGCATCGTCCTCGATCGCCACCCGGTCGAAGGCTTCCAGCAACGGCATTTTCTCCGCCTCGGCCAGTTGCACCGCCTTGCCGATCAGCTTTTCGTCCACCTCCGGCCCGACCTGCTGCATGAGCTCGGTCACGCGGCTTTCGACGTAAGCTCGGCCGCCATCGTCCGGCCGGTTGTCGCCCGGCCGTTTGCCTTCGTTGTCGAGCTCGTCGAGCAGATCCGCGACGGTGCTTCTGGCCGTCGCCGCCTCCGGCGTGCCGTAGCGATGGTTGAAAAACCCGGCCTCGGCCGCCAGCTCGCGGGCGCGGTCGAGCGGCATGCCGCTGTCCTTGACCAGCCGGCCGACGAATTTTTGGCTGACATTCTGCAGGCCGAGCGCCGAAAGCTCGCCGCCCTGGTCCTGCACGCCGCCGGCGCGGGTGAGGAATTCCGCCAAACCTTGCCGGTCGCTCTTGCGCGCTGCAGGAGCCTCTGGGACCAGGTCGTTGACGATGCGATCGACCTTGGCCGGATCGAGCTGCGGCGAAAAAACCGTGCGTGGATCCACAGCGATTTTTTCGGCCGCATCCATATTGGCCTGGTGCACCGCCGGCGACGACACGTTCGGCACGCTGTCGCGCGCGGCGGAAATGCTTTCATGCAGGTCGACGGCGGCGCGGGCTTCCGGCGCCAGCGCGTCGCGGATCGGCCTGAGCGCGGTCAGTGCCGCGTCGTGATCGCCGGCCAGGGCGGCATTGATGTCCGGCCGCAGATTGGCTTTCTGGCGCAGCACTTCCGCGACCGCGTCGAGCGTGTCGCCGGTCAGCACATGCTTGCCGCCGGCGCCGAGCAGATGGCCGATGAGCTCGCCGCCGGAGCCGAGCGCCGCGCCGAGCCCCGCGGCAAACAGGGTGTTTTTCAGGCCCTCGTCGAAACCATGCGGCAGGCCGGCCTTTCCCCGCCAGGCCTGCACGTCCGGCTGCATCGAGGCAGTCACGGCGCCATTGATCAGCGCCTCTTTCAAGGCGACATTGCCGATCCGCGCCAGCAGCGTGCGGCCGGCACTCGCGCCGCCGCCGAGAAACATGGTCGAGACCTGCAGGGGATCGTTGAGCGAGCCCTCGAAACCGCCCACCAGGTTGGCGGCGAGCTGCGGGATCAGCGATCGCGTCGAGCTCAAAAGGTTCAGCCGCTCGTCGGCCGCCTTTGCCAGCGCCTCGGCGTCCTTTTCGATCGGCACGTCGGCACGGATCACGTCGGCGAATTGCGGAAACTGCTGCTGCAGCGCGCGCAGGCGGTTGGTAAAATCCTGGCCGTGGCGCTCGACCGATGTCGGCATGGGCGGGCCGAACTGGTCGGACAAAGCCGGGTTGGCCTGGGCGCCGGCCAGCGACGGGTCGATCGTGCCGATTTTCGCCGAGAGATCGGCCTGCGCCTGGCGGATCGGATTTTCCAGCCCCTGGCCGGTGGCGGCCTTGATCGCGGCAATGCGGTTGTCATAGGCCTGGGTCATGGCGACGCTGGCCGCATTGGTGTTGTCCACCAGCGCCATCTGCTTGGCTGCCGCGTCGACGATTTCGCCCAGGCCGGCAACGCCGCCCGCGGCAGTGAAATTCGACGGGATATCGGCGTCGTAGTACCAGGCCCCGGACATCAGTTCTGCCCCGGATTGCTGCCGGCGCCCGGCTGGTACGGAATATAGGGCTGGTCCTTGAACAGCTTGTCGAGCTGACGGATGTCGAGCACCCACGGCTTGCCGCGCGGATCGACGACGTAATCGGGCTGGTCGCCCTGCGGATCGTTGAGGCTGACGCGGTAAAGCCCGTCGCCGACCGACACCAGATAACCGTCGCGGATCGCCTCGGCCGTCACCGGCACCTGGTTGATCGTGCCGATCGGCGGCAATTGTTTCAGCGTGCTTTCGGTGATGCCGTTGAGCAGCATTTCCGGCCGGTCTTTTGGCATGAGCGGCGGCACGATGATGCCGCGATCGTGGACGAAGCCGAGGCCGCCGGTGTCGACGCCGGCGAGCACCTGGCCGCCGAGCGCCCGGTCGAGTGCCTTGAAATAGGCGGCACTGGCCGGGCTCTTCGGATCACTGACCGTCTTCGGGTCAAAGCCCTGGTCGACGGCGGCTTTCTGGAACAGCAGATTTGCGGTCTGCAGCACCGCGCTCTGCATTTTCGGTTGCGAGAACAGCGCGCCGGCGAGATAGGTGTTGCCGGCGAGATCGACGCGGCCGTCTTCCGGCATTTTCACATTGAGCTCGCCCTTCTGCTTCATCACCGAAATCTGGGCGATATCACGCGGCAGCGAAGCGTCGCCGGTCGAAAGTGCCATGCCGACGACATGCGCCATGACCGGGCCGGTATCGGCGATCTCGCGCATGGCGTCCGGCGTATCCTTCCCGAAGGCGCGGTTGACGTTGAGCGTAAACGAGACCATGGCGTCCGGATTGCTCATCGCCTGGGCCACGATCTGGTCGGCCTCGCCGGGCCGGAAATATTTGACCGGCACGCCAAAATGCTGCGCCGCCACCACGGCCGCGCCGCGCCGATAGGCCAGCGCGTCGCGCAGTTTCACCGGATCGGCAAGCGCATCGAGCGCGATCGGCGGAACGGCCGGCACCAGGCCGAACTTTTCCGCCACGCCGAGCGGATCGGTGGCGAGCTGTTTTCTGACATCGGCGATCTGGGTGCGGGCATAGTCGAGATCGCTCGCCGGTGTACTGGCGCGATCGCCCTTGAGGATCGTGTCGAGATTGGCCTCGACCTGGCCGACCGGCTGGGTGCGCAGCGCATTGGCAAGCCGGATCTTGGCGTCGGTCGAGGCCACGATCTCGTCGCCATGCGGGGCGGTCCTGGCATCGGCGCGGATGCGCGCCAGGTCGGAGGCCGGCACCGCTTCGCCATGCAGGATCCGGGTGGCGACGTCGTCGCCGCGCGCGGACAAATCGCTGTCGGCCTTGTCGTCGGCGGCACGGCGCTGGGTGACGGCTGCCGTCAGGCG